AATTGCAGATGGGGTGGAAAAAAATATATTGCGTATAGCCTTAAAAAAAGATGCAAAAATAATATCGTATGATGCCCTTATAGAGATGCAGAAGTTAGAGTTTACAGCTCTACAGGAGGAAGAACGGGCCCTACGAAGAAAAGCATGGAGAGAGGCCGATAGAATTTACAATGAGACTGGAGATGATGATAAAGCTGAGGAGTTTTTAAAGGAGGCTGCTAAAAAGTGGGAAGAAATGGAGAAATACCGACGGGTTCTTGCGGATCCAGGAAGATATGCATTGTATAAAGGGTATGATGNAATAGACATCCCTTCTCCAGGGTTTATGCTGGTGTTAAATAGAGGAAAGGTTTTTGTTCAAAAATAATAAAGAAAGAGGGTGTAACTTTGCTTCCTGAATTGAGTAGAAGGATTGGAAAGGTTATGAGCGCTCCGTCAATGCTAGGACTAACGATGGAAGAAAGAGAACGATTTATTCGTGCAGTAGAAAAGGCGGAAAAGTTCACGGATTTAGGGATTGAGGAGCAGTTCATGATTTTGCGGGCTGAGAGAGAAATAGAATTGTTAAAAAAACAATGGAAGCAAAAATACAGATAGATCTGTTAGATTCAGATGGGAGAAAGGCGAGGTCACAGCTGAATTTTCGCAATGCGCGTATTGCAAGAACGCCTTGGATTATGCTACCTGCGCAGTATTCGGGACAAATTTCAAAAAAATACCGCTACAACGAAGAACCCTGTCCAAAACGAATACCAGAAAAATGAAAGGAAGGAGGGTAATGGAAGAGAAACAAAATCAAAATCAGCCGGTTCANGTTTACAAAAATCCTACCTCAAAGCGAATTGAGATTCATTCCAGACATCAAAAGCTGGTGGTGCGAGACTTAAAGACCGGTCAATACGTTAACAAGCGCTGAGGCTAAGGCCGAGGTGCTTTTATTGTATCATTTTGAAAGGAGGTGAACTAGTGGTACCTGCTTCGTTCAGAATAGATAAGTCGGTGGCCAGCAACAAGCCCTGGAGCGATGTGAACAAGAGCCGCATTTGGCAGCTGCTTAAGCAGGGCTTGGAGGAAGGAGCCGAAGGCGTCACTGCGGCAATTCGGGAGGTTTATGCCGTAGTTAAAGCTGAAATTAATAAAGACTTGACCCAGGCTGACTGCTGGGGGCCACACCATGAGGTTAAAGAAGATGGTGCAGTAGTCTTAAATCGCAATGGCTTAGTGGCAGCGGCTGTTGCTTTGGCTGGCGCACGTGCAGAGCCTAATCTTACGCCACAGCAAAAGCACCGGGTGGCAAGACACCTGCTGAGACATTATATGGAGCTTGAGCTTGAACCGCCGGAGTCTTTGGCTGAGTTTGCTGGCGAAATGGCTTCTGTGCAAGCTGTCATATCTGGAGAAATGAAAGTAGAAGACGTACCGTTGGCCCCTTGGGTTGATCTTCAGGCCTTGAAAGCCGGAGACCCAGAACCGATGGAGGTTGTAGTAGAAATCCCCGCTGGCAAGTCAAAACGGGGCTGGGATTATAGACCCGAAGCTTTGCAGAAGATTGTTGGAGAAGTGATGAGTCAAGGGTTACCTGGGTTTCTAGGACACCAAAAGCCGGAAGAAGTGGATCATCAGTTTCCGACACCGGTGACGCATTGGGTCGGTGCTCTCTGGAAGGATGGAAAGGCATACTTCCGGGGCGTAGTGGATGCCGCCGCTAAGGATCTGAAGCGCTGGATCAAGGCCAAGACTATCCGAACAGTGAGCATTTTCGGTATACCAAAACTGCAGCAGGTGGGCGGCGAAACATGCGTGGTGGACTATAAACCCTTATCCATTGACTGGACACCATTNGGCAGGGCAGGGATGCCTACATCGGTTGTGGCAATTGGTGAGATGGATGAAATTTTAAGTGGAGGTGGAGAAAATCCAATGAGTTGGAAGGAAATTGTTGCGCAACTTAAACAGATGCTGGCCAGTAAAGAAGTTACTCTTGGTCAGGTAGTCGGAGAAATGGGCTGGAAGGCCCAAGAGGTTGCTGGTGAGATTGATGCTGAATGGCTGAAAGAAGTCACCGGCGCAGTGGAAACCCTGGGCAAGGTAAAAGAGGCCCTGGGCGTCACTGGGGAAATGGACGTGCTGCAGGTGGCTACCGAGGCGAGGAAAGCCCTGGATGAGAAAGCAGCTGCTGAACGTGAAAAGCTGATTGATGAAGTATTGAAGGAGAAAGTAGCAGGAGAAATGGCCCAGGTACTAGTAAAGAAGATGCTCAACGTGCCTGAAAATGTTACAAAAGAACAGATTGCCGGGGAAATCAACAAACTGCTTGAAGACGAGACGGTCAAGACGGCCATCGGTAAATTCCACGTCGACAAGCCGCCGATTATCGGTGACGGCGGTAACAAAGAAACCACTACCCTGCGCGTGAAGCGTCAGGCAATATAATTATGGAGGTGTTGTAAATGGCATACAAAGGCCAACCCGTACCTAGCTCTGTTCATAACATTGGGTACGGTAAAATCAGCGATGGGAAAAGTGTAAAAGTGACTGTGCCGGCGAGCACCACTATTGAAGCGGGCAAGTTTTACCTGCTGGATGGATTCCTGGGATGTGCCATGGAGTCTGTAACTACGGGGGCAGGAGAGACCGCAGAGGTTGTGTTGAACATTGAGCAGGTAGAGTACGAAACTGACCAGATTAATACTGCAGAAGCTTTTGCGAAGGGCACTCAGATTTACTGGGATGCTACCAATAAGCGGTTTACAGAGACAGCAACTAACAACAGGTTGGCCGGGCGGGTAACCGTGGGTAAAGACGCAAACAAAGTAATCTGGTTCATCCTTGGACCGCAGGTGTACACTGTAATTGCAACTACAGAAGGAGGCGGATAATATAATGAAAATCTATAGTCAGGACTATTTAAAAGAGGCCCGCAGGCAAGGCACCTACACGGAAAAGGTACCTTTTGTGTTGGATGGCAAATTGTTTGAGGTAGAGAAGAAGATTGTCGACGGGGAAATGGAAACGCTGGAATTTTCCCGTCCTATTGGCGAAATGCTGTCTTCCGGTAGTGTGGAGCAATTCAAAGACCTGCTGCGGAAGGTTGTGTTGGATGTTGAATTAGGCCGTGAGCAGGTGCAACTTCTGTACCAGCCCATTTATGAACGCATACAAGATCCGAATCTACCCCGGGTACTTGATGCAAAATGGGCGCTTACCGGGACCGTTGTGTTTACCGAGCATATGGAAGGCGAAGAGGTTAAATTTGGCCGTTTGCAGGCCGAGCAGGGGCCTATTGCTAGAATCCTTACTTATGCTGCCGGATTTGAGTACACCAAGGAGATGAAGGACTTCAACGAGGCCTTCTCCGTAGAAATTCTGAACCGGGGTATTGGTGAAGCCTATAATGCGTTGCTGAACCATATTCACTTATATCCGATACTGAGCTTTAGTTATCAGTCTGCAAACCAGACGGCTTACCAGGGTGAAACAACAGATCCGACCTGGGTGAGGGTGTATAAGACGATTAACAAAGCTTTAGCTGATGCGGCCAAAGCTAAGAGACCCGGCACGGTGCTTCTGGCATCCACTGCAAACCAAGCAGATATAGAAATGGCCATTCGGGGAGGACACCAGATTGAAGGTACTATGTATCCGCCCATTAGCGGCATTCAATCCGTGGTTTACTATGACGGCTGGGACATCACTGTGGGCAAGAAAACCTACAGTTATGATGGCGTAACCGCTAATAAAGCATACCTCATCAGGCCTAAGCGTGGCTTTAAAGAACTAGTGAAGCAGGATCTGCGGGTTGAAGCTACTTCTGGTGACCTTTCTCGCTTAGTAGAAAGCCAGATCGTGGCATATGCTTACCGGGGTGTGTATGCCGCAATAGAAGAAAATGTTCAGGAAATTACCCTGGCCTAAGGCGGTGAGGTAAATGGCACGTTGTATGGATTGCACCCGGTTTCCGTGGAAGCCGGACGCTGACTTCTCTATGTTACCGCCCGTACATTGTGCGAAAGAATTGGGCCCCAGGCGATGGACGAGAGAAACCGCAACACTTGAA